ACAACGATGTTAAAGAGAATCTGTCCGTCTTCCATTTCATAAGCTCCGTACCAAGACTGTTGCTAACCAGCTAATCACTGCTCCTGCTGAAAGCCATAACAGCTTCTCTACCCAACTCATGCGTTGTTCCAAACGATAGACCCGCGACTCCACGGCTTTGATCTTGTGACCATAGTCCGTCTTTAAGATCCGCAGGTCTTTCGTTTCAACGGTCATTTGGCTTTATCGGCTAGAGCCTGCGTCGTCACCACGCGCAACACCAAATTCGCCATCGCCCCGACCAACAAAATGCTGGCGGCAACGTCTTGCCCGAATAGCACGGTGAGATTTCCTGCGAACATTTCCAGACTAGCCAGCAACGCCAGCAGCACGTTCCACCAAACCGTCTTAGATTTGAGTGCGCCTTTCAAAGTTTGCATGTCCATTAGTTAGCTCCTTCAAGTGCGGCGACTCTTGCGCGTAGGGATTGGATTTCCTTGACCAGCATTGGGACGAGTTTGCTGTAGTCCACGCCCCAAGCGCGTTCTACTTCTTCACCATCATCTCCGACCGTAACGGCTTCTGGCGCAACAGCGTGAAGGTCTTGGGCAATTGCACCATATCGCGTATGCCCGCCAGCCTTCCAATCGTGCTTGACGATTTTAATAGCATCAATAACTGAACCCGCATCATCGGCTGGAGCAATGTTTTCTTTTAATCGACGATCAGAGGATGTGTTGTATGCCGTTAATGTTCCGTTGCTAGTAATTGACCCTCTTGTTGTACGGCTTACTTTATCGGCAAATTCAATAAAATATATTGTCCCAGTGTCTACAGCGTTCCACACTGAAATTGTTTGCTGGGCAGCCGTCGCGTTTTTAACGCTTAACGCACTTTGATTTGCTGTTGTTCTTACAATATCTACGGCAGCAACAACTCCACCATAAGTGCCGTTTGAAGTCGTCCCAACCAGCAAATCCCCCCCGCTCGTGATGCGTGCGCGTTCGTCTCCGACAGAGCCAGAAATGTTTGTTGTTCCTACGCAGAACAGCATGTTGCCGTAAGAAATTAGCGTAGTTTGATTCAGATTTGAATCGTAACGAATACCGCCGTCACCAGACGACGATGAACTGACATACAGCGTGCTTTTGTATGAGTTTGTCGATGGCTCAAACCGATACGTCGTATCAGCAGCAGCAGGGTCTTTTGCGTGAATAAAGCTAGTTGGTGATGTAACCCCCAATCCAAGTCGACCCGACGCCGTCAGCGTCATCGCCTGCGTGAACGTGATGGCGTTGCCTGCGGTGCCGGTTCCGGCGACATACCAAGAATGATTACCTCCCCCAGAAGGGCCGGTCATCTGATACCGAGCGGCACCAACTCCGGTGTATTGATAAATCCAGTTTGTCCCGTCGAACCAAGAACCGTGTGCGACTTGCGTGAAAGTATCCCCCCCATCGGTGGACGCAATTGCTCCGGGGCCAGCAATGTCAACTGCCCTGTACCCACTCCATGCGCGAGGCGTGAGGCTGATGCCGATATTTCCCGTCGCCCCATCCAAGAAAAACGCATTGGCGTTAGTATCCGATTCAATGCGAAAGTCAACGTCGGCGCCGGAGTCGTTGATGGTGACGGCGGTATCAAGGTTACAAGTGCCGGTGACTTTGAGCGTCTTGCCGCTGCCCACCTGCAAGCCCACAGACGTACCCGTGCCGTCATCTTTGAAGATGCCATCGATGGTGTCTAGGTTCGTGTTGAGCTTGCCGCCCCATGTATCGGCAGACGCGCCGACCTCGGGCTTGATTAGGGACAGGTTGGTAGTATTCGTGTCAGCCATCTCTAGTTACCTCAAGCAGCTTCTAAATAAGCTGGGAAAGTTTTGGTCGTCCAAGTCTCTGGCGTGTCGCTCACCGGCGTCCACGCCTCTGCCGTATCGTCCTGCACCGTCCACACCTCTGCGGTGTCAGGCTCCGTCTCCCACTTCAAGCGCCCTGCGCAGCTCAACGTAGACGTGGCGAACAAGTGCGCCATGCCAATGTCAATCTGCTGCCCCGCCACCAGCGTGGAGCCTTCTGCCAAGAGGATGGAACCGCTTTGGTGAATCCTCTCGGCACTCGTCGTCTGTGTCGCCACCGCTGGCAGCAGCGCCGCACCTTGATGGATACGCTCGCTGTCGCAGGCGAGTGCCGCCGCAGCCGATAGCGCCGCAGCGCCTTGGTGTATCCGTTCGGCTACAGTCGTCTGTGTCGCCGCTGCCGCTAACGCTGCCGCACCTTGATGGATACGCTCGGCGTCTGCGGTCAATGTAGCGGCTGCATTAAGCGTGGCCGCGCCTTGCTGGACTAATACCCCCTCGCACGCCAAAGCCGCCGCAGCGGCTAAGGTGGCCTGCCCCTCCTTGGGGTCTATGCCATAGTTTCCATACCCATAAAGTCCAGAGCCGAAACCGGCCATGCGTTAAGCCAACGTAATATCTAAGTCGCCGGCCGGCACGCGGAACACGTCACCCTGCGCCACCGTCTTGCTGGCCGTCAGTGCGCCATGAGCAAGCAGGTTGCCGCTGGTCAGAGCGTCCAAGATGCCGACATGCGTGATGGTGCCCCACGCGCTGCCTGCGGTCGGAAACTCCACCGCTGACGTATTCGATGCCGTGTCATTGGTCACGGTAAAGGCAATAGTCTGCCGAGCATAAGACGTGCCGCTGCACTCGGTGCCCGAGTTATCGTCGCCGGGGTCGCTGGTATACAGCGCCAAGTACAGCGTGGCTGGCGCGCTATACGCCACCCCACCAAACACATGGTCTAAAACCTTATTCTCTAAATAGTTTGAAAAAGCACTCACGGTATTACCCTCGTCGGTTTAACAGTCATCGCCACACGGCCTTGGCTCACTGCGGCGCGTGAATCTTGTACCAGCATGTCCTCAATGGCTTGGGTGTACATCGACGACCACAAGCCCACTCGCTCATCGTCACGCAGGTAAGGAGCCGCCTGCATCAGTGCGCCATACAAATAAACATCAGGATGACGCGCCAGAATCCAGTTGGACGTGTTGCTGTCGGAGAGTTTCGGTAGCGTGCCGATATAGGTCAGCTCGGCCGTGTAGCCCGTATCAGGTGCAGGTAGCACCTCAAACTGCGTACCGACCACGGTGAAATACAAAGGCTTGCCGGTGGTGCGGTAGGTGTATTTCTTGGCGTCCAGCTCATCCTCTGAGAGAAACACCAAAGGCTGCACAGGAGCCGTGGAGGTCAGCACCAAAGACTTGGCCGACACAAAGTCAGACGGCACCGCCGAGAAGGGGGTATCAATGGTGGCGGTCGCACGCTTGACCATGCGCTCTGTCGGCAAGCGCCGCTCAAGCTGCGCCTCGGTAAGCGAAATGAAGTCAGGGATAACCGAGGTCAAATCGTCTCGGTTAAGCCAATCGGCAACGCTAGACCTCAATTCGCTGTATGACGTTAGTGCCACCTTCTAGCTGCTCCTTCATGGCCCACGCACCCTCGTGTGAATATTCAAAGGTGCCGATATGTTTGACGTGGTGGCTCAAATCGTGATCCACCAACACCTCAAACCCCGCCTCTCTCGCCTTAGTGCAAAAGAAAACGTCCTCGCCGATGTAGTGGTCGCCCTTCGTGCTGTACGGAATGGCGAACCAAGGCTGCTCCATCTTCTCAAACACTTCACGCTTCACCATCATCACGCCCATGCCGATGTAATCCACCGGCTGCAAGCCCTCAGAGTCGGGTGCCGTATACACACGGCCAATCTTACCCTTCTCGTCCATCATGGCGACCGGCTTAACCGGCATGCGACGTGTCGCATAGTTTGCCGCCACAATCGGCTTGTCTCGCGCTATCAGGTGCCCGATGGTTTCTTTGGGAAACCGCATGTCAGAGTCGAGCCATAGAAAATAATCGGCCCCCTCTTTTAATGCTTGACGGGCAAGCTCTGTTCGCTGGGAGGCGATTAGCGTGCCGTGTGAGGTGTAGAGCATCACACGGTCATCTGTCATCGCGGCATGCGCCGACATGGCCCGCGCCATGTCATACGCAAATGAGGTCATCACAGTGTCCCGCGCTGGCACCAAGATGGCGACAGAGCGGCTCATACACGCCCCGGACGTGTACGAAAAAATCTATTATCGGGGTCGTTGAGCCAGCGTTTCATTGCTGCTGGGTCATCAACAATTCCCTTTGCCTTGAGGCGATGAAAAAGCGCCATCGGGATTGACGCTACCTTGTTCCACTCGCCCCACCGAGTCCGCTCATCGTATAGATTGAACTCGGACTTATTCTGCTCAACTAAATCTCCGACCTGAAACTCAGTCTCAATCGTTGCCTCATCTCTGTCGGCATCGTAGTGCCACCACTTCGTGGTGCCGGTTTCTGGGTCGTAGTCAAATAATTTCTTTGACATGTTGCCTCGCTAAGGGCGGCGGCCCTATTACCGCCGCCCCTAGTTTAGCCTTTTTTATTAGGTCGTGGTCAGGTCAGCAGCCAAGCCGTGCGCGGCTTCCTGATTCACCTTCAAGCCCCACTCCACCACAATCATGCGCTTCTCGGCGTCGCCGGTCTTCGCAAGCTCAACGGTCTGGAAGGGACGCAGGAAGGCAACGCTTGCGTACTCAGGATCAAGCACGAAAGCATCACGCTCACGCATGAACCTGTTAGGCACGGTCGCCACGTTCCCGAAATCGCTGACGTAAATATCCGCCGCGGCGATGATGGTTGCAGGCTTGTTGCCCACCACTTCGCGCCGCACTTCGGCAATACCAGCGAACCCAGAGACGCGCTGCTTGTTGACGGGGCCAACC